ATCCTACAATGGATCAGTCAAAACCCCCCGAAGTATAAGTTTGTTTTTGTACTTTGGGAAGATGCAAACTCTGATAGTAGTTGGAACGAACTTTCCACAATAGAACAGATGCTACCAACAATATGTATTAGTGTTGGTTTTTTAATTAATAAAACTGAAGACGCTTTTATTTTAGCATCTGATTTTACAACCGATGAAAAAAATGGCAAATATGTTATTGCAGAAGGTGGTAACACTATGGTCATTCCTACCAAAAACGTACTAAAAGTAGTACCAATCCCCCTTAAAATACAGCCTAAATAGTTGCTCTCTTGGATATAACTATGATTTCACAAGAATTAATTGATTATTTAGAAAAGCAATTCCCTGATAAATCGCCTGATCTTAACGATAATGAAAGAAAAGTGTGGTTTAAAGCAGGACAATCAAGTGTCGTATCACATTTAAAAAAGATATTAAATGATAAAGAAAACAATTTATTAAATGAAACAATAATAGGAGATATAAAATAATATGTGTGGATTTTCTAGACCCAAGCCACCACCACCACCTCCAGCTCCCCCAGCACCTCCAGCTACGGAAGTTAACGCTTCGTCAACTCGTTTAAGAGAAAAGGCTCCAAAAGCCCCACAAACTAAAACGTCTAGCCGAGTTAGTTATTCGAGGAAACGAGGTAAACAGGCATTAAGAATACCTTTACAGGTAGGTGGAACTTCAAGTCAAAGTGGTGCAAACGTACCTTAATAGATAAAAAATATGGCAAAATTTATGACAGCTAAATCAAGATATAACACTCTTGAAGCTATAAGAGACCCATTTTTAGATAGAGCACGAGATAGTGCAGAATTTACGATCCCATCTATTATGCCTCGTGAGTATCATAGTAAACACACAACATTACATACTCCATATCAAGGTATTGGTGCTAGAGGTACTAATAACCTTTCATCAAAGCTACTTCTAGCTTTACTTCCACCCAATCAACCTTTTTTTAGACTAACACTTGACGAGTTTACTTTATCAGAACTTTCAGGTCGAGATGATATGAAAGGCGAATTTGAAAAAGCTATGGCTTCTATTGAACGAGTTGTTATGAGTGAAATGGAAGTTAACAATTTTAGAAATGCTTTATTTGAAGCTATTAAACATCTTATTATTGCAGGTAATGTTTTATTATATATTACACCTGAACTTAAAATGAAAGTTTATCATTTAGATAGATATGTAATTAAAAGAGATGGAATAGGTAATGTATTAGAAATTATTACAAAAGATATGGTTGCACCATCTTCTTTAACAGAAGAACAAAAGTTATTAATTGAAGGTGATAAAACTAAAGATAGTTATGATGATACTTGTGAAATTTATACTTGTGTTAAAAGATCAGATAATGGAAAAAAATGGGAAGTACATCAAGAATTAAACGAAAAAATTATACCTTCATCTTTAGGAACTTATCCTATAGATAAAAACGCATTTATACCATTACGTTATACTTCTATTGATAATGCCGATTATGGTAGAGGATTTATAGAAGAATATATTGGTGATCTTCGTAGTCTTGAAGCTTTATATAGAGCTGTTGTTGAAGGATCAGCGGCATCAAGTAAGGTTCTCTTTCTCGTGAAACCTAACGGCAGTACACGCCTTAAAACTTTATCTGAAAGTCCTAATGGAGCAATTCGTGAGGGAGATGCTAATGATGTTACTACATTACAAGTTAATAAATTTTCTGATTTTAATGTTGCATTTCAAACAATGAGATTAATTGAAGAAAGATTACAATTTGCATTTATGTTAAATACATCTGTGCAAAGAAATAATGACAGAGTTACAGCAACAGAAATAAATTTTGTATCAAAAGAATTAGACGATAGTTTAGGTGGTCTTTATTCTTTATTATCACAAGAATTACAACTTCCATTGATAAACAGATTAATGTTTCAAATGGAAAGAAAGAAAGCATTACCTAATTTACCTAAAGATAGTATACGTCCTAAAATTGTAACAGGATTAGAAGCGTTAGGTAGATCAAGTGATTTACAAAGATTAAATACATTTGTTAACCAACTACAACCTTTTGCAGAACAACTAATGACATATCTAAATTTAGATGAATATGTAAAAAGAGTTGGTACTTCACTTGGAGTTGAAATGGAAGGTTTAATAAAATCTCCTGAACAAATCCAAGCTGAACAACAAGCTATGCAAGAACAAATGATGGCACAACAAAATTCCCCTGCCGTTGTAAAAGAAGGTATGGGTATAGTCAGGGATAGTTTTAAAGACCAAAGAAACAAAAACAATAAGGAGAACTAATGGTTGAAAAAGTAGAAATACCTGCGGAAGAAGTAAAAGAAACGCAAGAGTATCAAGAAGAAATGATAAAAAAAGCTGATGATGCAAATAATGTTGCAAATAGTGAAACAGCTCCAACTACTGAACCTGTTAAAGAAGAATTAATACTTGGTAAATTTAAAAGCCAAGAAGATTTAATTAAATCTTATCAGGAGTTGGAAAGAAAACAATCGGAAACACCAAAAGAAGAAACTCAATTAGAAGCAGATAAACCTGTTAATTTTGATTTTTCTTCTGCTGAAAGAGAGTTTGAAGAAAATGGTGAGTTAAGTGAAAACACAATTCAATCTCTTGAAAAAGCAGGATTACCTAAATCTTACATAGACAATTATCTTGCAGGTTTAGATGCTGTTGCACAAAAGTTTGAACAAAAAGCTTTTGACACTACAGGTGGTGAAGAAAACTATAAAAGAATGACTGATTGGGTAACTGAAAATTTACCTGAAAATGAAATACAACAATTTAACGATAGCATTGGTCAAGATAATGAAACAGCATTATTTACTATAAAAGGTATGTATGCTCGTTTTCAATCTGAAACTAAAGAACCAAATTTAGCAACAGGAACTAACGCACAACAATTTGGATCAGCATATGAAAGCATTGGTCAAATGAAAGCTGATATGGCTGACCCTAGATATGCAACAGATAGTGCATTTAGAAAAATGGTTGCTGACAAAGTTTCAAGATCAAAAGTTATTTAACAAAATTCTGTGGATAAATTGCTGTCCTAGAATAGCACGTAAAAGTAAGACTTAACCCGTTTGAGGACGGATAATTCTGAAACTGAAATTACTATGCTTTATTAGCAACAACCTATAAATACAAGGAGATATAAATATAATGTCAAATTATACTGTATCAAATATAGGTCAGAATGCTGGTTCAGGTAGTACAACTGCTTCTTTCTTGAAAATTTTCAGTGGAGAAGTTATTACTGCATTTGAGTCAGCAAACTCGACACTAGATAAGCACTTGGTTAGAACAATTTCTAACGGAAAAAGTGCACAGTTTCCTATCGTTGGTAAAGCAACTGCTTCATACCACACAGCAGGAAACGAAATTACTGGTGGTTCAATAACTCACAATGAGAGAACAATCTCTATTGAGAACTTATTGATTGCTCCAGTATTTATCGCAAAAATAGACGAAGCTATGTCTCATTACGATGTGCGTAGCATTTATTCAAAAGAGCTTGGCAGAGCCCTTGCTAATCAAATGGATAAACACGTCTATCAAAACCTACTTTTAAATAGTAGAGCAGGTGCGGCTTCGCCACAAGCGGCGGGTCAACAAATCACTGACGCTGACTTCGCAACTAATGCGGCTTCTGCGGCGGCTACTATTTTTAGTGCGGCTGAAAAATTAGATGCGGCTGATGTGCCTGCGGAAGACAGATATTGTGCTGTCTCTCCTGCGGTATATTACAATCTAATCCAAGCGACTACTGTTATTAACAGAGATTGGGGCGGATCAGGTTCTTACTCTGATGGTAAAGTATTAAAAGTTGCAGGTATTAACATAGTACCTACAAACAACTTACCATCTTCAAACATTAACTCTGGCGTTGGTCAAGGTTCATCTACAAATTTTGCAGGTGACTTTTCTAACACACTTGGTTGTGTTTGGCAGAAAAATGCAGTTGGAACAGTTAAATTAATGGACTTGTCTACAGAGATGGAATACCAAATCCAAAGACAAGGTACGTTAATGGTAGCAAAATATGCTATGGGTCACGCACCTCTAAATCCAATCTGTTCGATTGAAATTAAATCTGCGTAATTTATTACGTTTGGTTTACACTTGGGAGGCGGCTTTGGTCGCCTCTCACTAAATAGAATTTATTATGACAACTACAGTTACAACTAAATTAGAAGCAATAAATGTAATGCTTACTGCGATTGGGGAAAGCCCAGTTAACACAATTACATCTTCAACAACAACTGATGTTTCTATTGCAATACAAATATTAGATAACGTATCAAGAGAAGTACAAAGTGTTGGGTGGCATTTTAATACTGACACTAATTATTTACTTGCTAAAAATACATCTAATCAAATTGTTTTACCTTCAAATTGTTTAAGAGTAGATAACTCAAACAAAGATGCAGATTTAGATTTAGTTGAAAGAGGTAGAAAACTTTGGGATAGAGAAAATCATACTTACACTATTACTAAAGATATTAGAGTTAATATAACTTGGTTTTTAGAATTTACAGAATTACCAGAAACGGCTAGAAGATATATTACAATTAGAGCCGCTAGAATATTTCAAGATAGAATGTTAGCATCAGAAACTTTACACGCATTTCATCAAGTTGATGAGCTTTCAGCTTTATCTGCATTAAAAGAACACGAAGGAGATACTAGAGATCATAGTATTTTTGATAACTATAGTACATACAGAGTTATTGACAGAGATAATTTTCAACCTGCGAAAACTACAATTAGCGATGAATAATGAGTGCAAGATTAATTTCAAATTCAATTCCAAATTTATTGAATGGGGTGTCCCAACAACCAGATACAGTAAAATTACCAAATCAAGCAACCATACAAGAAAATGGTCTTTCTGATATTATTACTGGTTTAGGTAAACGACCACCTACTGAACATATTGCAAAATTAAATAGTGATACGTTAACAAATAGTAAAGTACATATTATAAATCGAGATACTGTAGAGCAATATGCAGTTTTAGTAAATAATCAATCTATAAAAGTTTATGATTTAGCAGGTAATAATAAAAGTGTAGTCACTCCTGATGGGTTAAGTTATTTAACTTCTACAAATCCACAAGAAGATTTTAATTTAGTAACTGTTGCTGATTTTACTTTTATTGTTAATAAAACTAAAACAGTTGCAAAATCTGGTACTCCATCTGCATCTCGACCTGACGAAGCAATATTTTATGTAAAAAATGGTCAGTATAGAACTACTTATGAAATTATTATTGATGGTTCAAGTGTTGCTAATTTTCAAACTTTAGATAATTCTAATGCTAGTAATGCGTCATCAATTACTACAGATAATATAGCTACTGAGTTAACAAACGATTTAAATTCTAATTTATCAGGATACACTATAATTAGAGATGGCTCTATTATATATGTAAAGAAAAATTCAGGAACTTTTACTGCTGAAGTATCAGATGGACTTGGTGGTGATGGTTTAATTTTAGTGAAGGATAAAACTAACTCGTTTGCTGATTTACCATATAAAGGTTATATTGGATTTGTTGTTGAGATTGTAGGAGATGGTGGTACTGAATTTGATAACTACTTCGTAAAATGGGACGGAACTGCGTGGGTTGAAACTGTAAAAGATGGTTTAGATAATTCATTTGATACATCAACAATGCCACATTTGTTGATAAGAACAGCAGACGGAAATTTTAGGTTTTGCAAAGCAGACGGTTCATCTTACACGGTTAGTGGTACTTCATTTACGGAACCAGAATTTGCATCTCGAACAGTAGGGGACGAGACTACAAGTCCCGACCCTACGTTCGTTGGTAGAAAAATTAATGATATATTCTTTTATAGAAATAGACTTGGTTTTTTATCTGATGAAAACGTCATCTTTTCTAAAGCAGGAAAGTTTTTTACTTTTTGGGCAACTACAGTAACAACTGCTGTAGATGATGATATGATTGATTTAGCTGTTAGTCATAACAAAGTATCTATTTTAAAATATGCTGTACCATTTAATGAACAACTTGTTTTATTTTCAGATCAATCACAGTTTACTCTTGATGCTGAAGAAGTGTTGTCAGCTAAAACAGTTTCAATTAATCAAACTACTGAATACGAGATTGATGATGGTGTAAAACCAATAGGTCTTGGACAAAATATTTATTTTGGAATATCTAGAGGTAGTTTTGCAGGTGTTAGAGAATACTATGTAAATGCTGATACAGAAATTAAAGATGCGTTAGATACAACTGTAAATTTACCAAGATACATTTCAGGTGGACTTAATGGATTAAAAGGTTCATCTTCTGAAAATACATTATTTGCTTTTGCTTCAGGAGAAAGAAACTCTTTATTTGTTTATAAATATTATTTTGATGCAGGATCAAAAGCTTTACAAAGGGCTTGGTCTAAATATAAATTTGTAGACACAGATGTTTTATTAGATGGTGATTGTATACAAAATTATTTGTATATGGTTATTAAAAGAGCTGATGGTACATATTTAGAAAAATTAAATTTAAAAACAAATGAAGTAGATACAGGATTAAGTTTTCCAATTTTATTAGATCGTAAAACGAGTTTGACAGGTAGTTATGATAGTGCAACAAATAAAACTACATTTACACTTCCATATCAAGAAACAAATTCTATGGACGTTGTTTTAGGTGGGTCTTGGTCATCTACAGAAAAAGGAAGAAACATTCCTATTTCTAGTACAACAAACACAACTATAGTTGTAAATGATGATTATTCTGCTAATCCTGTTATTGTTGGAAGAAAATATACATTTAAATATCAGTTTTCAACTTTTTTTGTAAGAGAACAAAAAACAACTGGTAATGCTACTTCTGTAAACACAGGTAGATTACAACTAAAGAAAATGAGTATTATATTTGGAGACACAGGTTTCTTTGAAGTTAATTTAACACCACTAGCTAGAACAGCATCTGTATACAAATTTACAGGTCAAATATTAGGATCAAGTACATTTACTATTGGGCAACCTAATTTAGAAAGTGGTACATTTAAATTTCCTATTCAATGTAAAAATACAGATACAGTTATATTCATATCTTCCGATAGTTACTTACCTTGTAACTTTCTTTCGGCAGAGTGGGAAGGAGTATTCTCTGTTCTTTCTCAACGAATAATAACTTAATGAAAATAGATGAAATAGAAGCAACTAGCGAACATATAAAATTATTAGTAAAAGATTTAAGACCTGAAGATAAAAGAGAAATTATTTCTAAAACAGGAACAAATGATTTAGAAAAAACTTTGCTTAAAGGTTTTACTATGACAGATTATTGTAGATCGTTTTTTGTAGATGATAAAATTGCAGGAATTTATGGAGTAGTAGCATCACTTGATGATAAAAAAATTGGCTCTCCGTTTTTACTTTGCACTCCTAAAATTAAAAAGATTAAAATTAAATTTTTAAAAGAGTGTAAAAACAGAGTAAAAGAAATGGAAGATAAGTTTCCTATACTATTTAATTATATAGATAGTAGAAATAAACTTCATTTAACTTGGCTTAAATGGTGTGGGTTTAAAATTATTAACGAAAAAATGTTTAACAAAGTTTTGTTTTACGGATTTTATAAGGAGAAAAAAGAATAATTATGTGTACTATGGAAGCGTATATCGCAACAAGAGTGTTACAAGGTTATACGCAATATCAATCCGATAAATCTAAAGCTAACTATATTAATCAACAAGCAGAAACTAAAGGTGCTAGATTAAGAAACGAAGCTATTTACACAGATAATGCTTTTATTAGAAAACAAGAAGCTGAAGAAGATAAAGCAGCATTCCAAAAAGAAAAAGTTGCTACACAAAAACTAAATGTTGAGGGTTCTGCAAAAGTTGCATTCTTTGAAAAAGGTTTAGGTGGTAATTTATACAATACGGTTCTTGGAGATATATCTAGACAAGCAGGTAAACAATTTAACACAATAGATCAAAACTATGAAAACAAATTAAGAGCTATTGGTTATGATCGTTTGTCTTACAATAGAAGATATACAAATCAAATTTTAAGTTTGCCACGAGCATACAAACCAAGTTTTATGACTTATGCTTTATCTACTGCTGTAGATATCGGTGGAGTGTATATGGCTAATCAAGCACCTTCAACACCATCAGCAGGAAATCAAACAATGGACGTATCAAGTATGTCCGATAGTGGGTTTAGATACTAATGGTTAAAATAAATACAAATCTTGGAGTTAGCGTCAATTTAGAAAACGCACCTACTCCAAAACCAATAATGAATGTTGGTGGAGAAAAAATTGTTGGTAAAGATAAATTTGGTGCACTAGCTGATACATTAGCACAAATAAATCCTACTATTAAAAAATTAGCTGATCAAGATTTAAAACAAAAAGCTGAAACATCATTAGAAGAAGGTCAAGCTAAAATAAATGGAATGACTTTAGAAGAAGCTAAAGAAGCTCACAAAAATGGTTTTCCTGATATATTTAATGGTTGGGCTAGATATGGTGCATACAAACAATATGCAAATAATTCTGTAGATAATTTTATACAAGATTTTAAATCTGACTATTGGTCTAAAAGAAATCAAGAAGGTTATAATTGGCAAGATCATTATAATGAATCAAGTGGAGTTTTTTTAGAAGGTAAACAAGGAGATGAGTTTTTTGCTTCTGCTTATAATACAGGCACAGAAGAATTAAGAAGATGGTTAAACGTAAAAGAGTTTGAAAAACAACAAGAAGAATTACAATTTAAAGTTATTGGTAATACTTCTTTATCTATACAAAACTTACCTACTAAAGTTGAAGAACAATTAGAAATATCTTTTTATGAAAATGAATTAGCTAACGACCCTGAAGGTATGAATGTTAATGGTTATCAAGAAAGAAAAGCAAAATTCTTTCAAGATAATATGTCTCAAACATTTAAAGATATGTTTTATAAATTAAAAGAAAACAAAAATACCGCTTTGTCTAATGCTGATTTTGATGATGTAGTTATTAATGAAGCTGAATTACACGCAACATTAGATGGTAGATTTGCAAGAGAATACATAGAATTATTAACAACAAATAGACCTGATGGTACTCCTGCAATTATTAACAATCCTAAATATCAAGATAGAGTTGTTAAACTTGTAGATAAATTAAGAGATGCAATTGAGTTAAATAACAATACTGTAAATTGGTACAATGGTAATGTTGGTTCAATGTCTAAAACTGACAGAACAGAATTAGGTTCTAATATTTTTCAAAAAGAATATAACAGAAGAAAATCAGAAGGTTTATCTGATGCTGACGCATTTTTAGCTACTACTATGACTATAATGTCAGGTATGAAAAGAAACGAGCCTGTTAAACAAATAGAAGATTTATTAAGTAAACCATTAACTAGAGAATTTACTGAAGATAATAAACTAGCTTTAGAGGTATATGCCGCTTTAGAAAAAAATGGTATTACAGGAATTTATTTTAAAGAAAACGATAAAAACAGATTTAAATATTTTGTAGCTAACGTTAGAATACAAGCAGGAGAAGACCCACGAGATGTTATATTAAGTATGGGTACAATGGATACTACTACAAAAGAAATTAACGATTTAACATCACAAGATAAACAAACTATTCAAAGATTTGCTGTAAATATGGCTAACCCAAGAAATCAAGAGTTAGCGTATATGGTTGCTAAATATTTTAAAAATATAGCAGGTGGGGTTGATACAGATTACCTTAAACTTACAGAAAAGTTTTTAGATAACCACTATACAAAAATTAATGATCGTTATGTAAGTAATTATAAGTTAAATCAGTTTGGTGTTCCTGCTGAAAACTATGATGCTTTTAAAGTAACAGCTATAGAATTATTAAAAGAAAAATTAAATGGTGAAAAGAACATTATTCAAGAAACAGATTTAGTTGGTTTCTTCTTTGATGAAACTAATATTGATGTTGACCAACCAGCACCTAATGTAAATGAAGGAATAGATTTAGATGATTATGAGCTTATTGTTAATACTGATGATGATGTTATATATTTTAAACAAGATGATGGCTCTCCTTTAGAAGTACCCTCTACTGTTGAATATAAAGATGGTCAAACAGCTTGGTTACAATTACCGATTTCTTTAGTTAAAGAAAGATATGACGCAAAAGTAAAAGAACAAGATGCTAAAGATGCTATAGCAGATGCAGAAAGACTAGAAAAAATAAGAAAAAGAAAAGAAAAAAGAAAAGAATTTTATGAACAAACAAAGGATATGGTACCATAATGAATATAAATTGGAATTTTATTTCAGAGTTAGAAGGTAAAGGCGTAAATAAAGCTTATGTGCCTAGTGATAACTCTGGAGTTACAGTAGCAACTGGGTTTGACTTAAAAGAAAAAGATGTCAACCTAATGAATGAAATAGGTATATCAGAAGAAACAACTAATTTGTTGTCTCAATTTTTTGGTATGTCAGGTGCACAAGCAAAAGAAGCATCTGCTAATTTTTCATTAACTGATGATCAAGTAACAGAAATAGATAAAGCAAGTCATAATTGGTATGCTAACCAAGTTAAGAAAACTTATGAAAGTAAAGATCATAAAGTTGCTTGGGACGATTTAAGTGAAGCTATGCAAACAGTAATTGCATCAGTAGGATTTCAACACGGAACATCATTTACAAGAAAAGATGGTTCTGAAATGAATTATATAAAACAAGCTAGAGATAATGACGTAGATGGTATGATTGCTAATCTTCGTAACTTTGGTGATGACTTTAATACTAGAAGAAACAAAGAAGCAGATTTGTTAGAGAACGAAAAAAAAACTCTAGCGAAACAATTTAAACCTGTAGATATAACTAAACAAAAAGATTTATTTAGTGAATTACCAGATGTTAGTAGAGGTTTGTTTTTAGATAAAGCATATAACTATAGTGAATATCAAAAGTTTCTTGAAGAACAAAGTACATTTACAGAAGCAGTAAAAGCATCAATAAGAGAAAATACAATCTTTGCTAATGCTTCAGATATATTTTTTAATAAAACTTTTGTACAACAAGACGGATTTAGTTTTGATAATAATAAACAAGATTTCTTTGACACAATTAAAAAATATAATTTAAAAGGTGAGTATGTAGATGATCTTTCAGATGCTCTTAATCCTGCACATTTAGATTATTTAGGACAAAAGGCTCAACGACATCAACAGAATGCTGAACTATTAGCTTCTCTTGGTTGGAAAGGTATTGCATTACAATTTGGTACATTTCTTTTAGACCCTGTAAATTTAACAGGATATGGAGCTCTGTCTAAAGTAATGAAAGGTACTCAATTTTTAACTGGTTTAAGTAGAAGACAACACTTTGTTAGAGCAGGATTGGCTTATGGTACAATGGAAGGAGCTCTCTTTAGTCCTGTTGTAGCAAATAACCCTACTATGGGTCTAAATGACATAATAATTACATCAGCTTTAGGTGGTACTCTTGGAGGAGGTATCTCTGCATTATTGTCTAAATCTATCAAAAATGTAGGAGTTGCTACTCAACGAGCAGACTTGTTAGAAAACAATTTAACGCCTACTAAACAAGCTGAACAAACAAAATTTAAAAATGTAAAACATACTGTTGAAAATAAAAAACTTCAGAAAGACTTATTTGATACAGATATGGTTGAAAGTATAGAACCAACGTTTCCTGTTTTAAGAAACTTACCATTTTTAGGATTTAGTATGACTAGATCAGGAACTTTAGGATCAAGTATGTCAAAAGTAGCTAAAAAGTTTGCTTTTGATAATTTAGAAGACCCTATTGGTTGGTCAGTCAAAGAAAAAGGTTTAGTTAAAAAAGATTTTGTAGCACAAGAACCTACAACAGAAATTATTAGAGATACAATGGTTATGGAAGCTCATAACGTTGTTTACACTAAAGGTGGTCTTAATGATGCTATGAAAGGTTACTTAAAAGCTAGAGGATTTGGTGGCACATTAGTTAGTGATGTCAAAGGCTTCTTTCAATTTGGACATAAAAGAGACTTTATGTATAAAGTGAAAAGAGCTATGGTTGCATTAAGTAAACCTGCAAAATTAAGAAATGCAGGAGAATTAGAAATACTTAATGATCCAAACATTGTTAAAGGTGCTAATGCTTATGCAGATGGTTTTGAATTATTTGCTAAAAAATTAAGAGAAGCAGGTGTTGAAGGTGCTGAAGATTTAGCCGCTAACACAGGCAGATATTATGTACCAAGAAAAATTAGTTACGATAGTTATTATACTTTGCAACAACGAATTGGCGAAGATGGTATGGAAGATTTAATTACAGGTGCTATTGCTAGAAAACAACCACTTTTAGATAGATTAGAAAATCCTATTGCAAAAGGTGGAGAAGTAAAAATTAAAACTGATAAAGGTAAAACTGCAAAAATATCTATAACTAAAGCAAGACTTTTAGCTAGAGTTATAATGAAGTTTGCAAAATATAATAGCAGACAAGGTGGTTTTGATATTGAACAACTTGTAAAAATTAGAGACCCTCAAAAACTAAAAGAGTATATTGATGATGTCTTTTCTAATTTAGATGATGATATTAGAAATGAATTATTTACAGGTTTATCAAAAGATCAAATTAATATTATTACATCTGGTAGATTTGAAGCAAGAATAAGACTTGATGAAAACTATGAACACGTTTTAACAACAGGAAAAGCAAAAGGTCAAACTGTTAGATTAGATGAAATTTACGAAAACGATATTGATATGTTGTGGCATTCGTACACAAATGAAATGTCAGGTTGGTATAGTTTAGGTAGTAAACTTGGTGTTAAAAGTAGAAGTGAATGGTTAAAATATAGCAATCAAGTTAAAGATGATATTACAGATAGTTATAAAAATAATCCATCAGGTAAAATTAGATCACTTGTAAATAGAGGTCAACCTGTTGATGAAATGGCTATTACTGAAGAACATAAAACTATAGATAGTTTTTTTAATAATCTTATGGGACGTTCAACAGAAGGGGGCGATCCATCACAAGGTTATCAGGCGTGGTTAAGAGATTTAAGACGATTTAATTTTATTAGAGTTTTAAACCAAGTAGGAATAGCACAGCTTCCTGAATTTGGAGTTGTAACTTCACAAATTGGTTTAAGAACTTTAGCTAATCAAATACCTGCAATTAGAAAATTATTTGATGATGCACAAGCAGGAAAATTACCTGATACATTTAGAAAAGATATGGCTATAATGGGTGCATCAAATGGTGATGACCACATTTATAGATTACATCAATCATTAGATGTTTTAGATAGAGGTTCTGCAAAAACAGATTTTCAAAAAGGTGCATTACTTTCAAAAGCAGGAGCTAATGCGGCAGAAAAAGTTACAGGCTATACTTCAGGTTTATTACATATAGATGCACTTCAAAGAAAATTAGCTATGCGTGGTTGGGTTCACAATCTTGCAGAAGATTTAATTGAAGGTACTAAAAAGGGAAATTTAATTGAAAGTTTATCTAAAGGTAAATTAAATAGATACAGAGTATTAGGATTAACCGATAAAGATTTAATAGCTTTAGCAAAAGAATTTAATAGTCCTCGTGTTACTACAGTTAAAAACGCATTAGGATATAGAGTATTAAGTTTTGATATGGTTGCTATGAAAGATCAAGATTTAGTAAGAAGATTTGCTGTAGCAGTTAATAGATTTACTAGACGTTCTGTTCAATACAATCATATTGGAGATACAAGTAGATTTTTTACAGACAATTCATTTGGAAAAACTATGTCTCAATTTAGACAATTTATAATGAATGCTTGGAACAAACAATTTTTACACAACGTTGCTATGGCTGATGCACAAACATTTTCTATGTTTATGTATACAACTTTAATTGGTGGTCTAGCATACACAGCACAAGCTCACTTTAATTCTGTAGGTATGTCTTCATCTGAAAAGAAAAAATACTTAAAGAAAAAACTTGGAGATAGAGGTGACTATAGTAAAATTGCTATAGCCGCTTTTCAAAGAGCTGGTTGGTCTTCTGTAATGCCACCATTTATGGATATGATAATGGGGCAAATAGCACCAGAGCATAGATTTAATACTAGATCATCTGGTCAAGAAATGAATTTAATTACAGGAAATCCAACTTATGATTTAATTTTTGGTAAGTTCTTTCCAATATTAGGATCAGGTTTAAAAGCAACTAGATCAGATTATGATTTTAGTAAATCAGATTTAAATAGAATAATGAGAATACTTCCATATCAAAACTTATATGGAATAAATCAATTACTTAACTTTTTAAGAGACAATTCTGGATTACCAGATAAAGGAGCGAGGAGTTTATATTAATATATGGCATTTGCAATAGATACATACACGGGTAATAATAGCACAACAAGTTTTAGTGTAACTTTTCCCTACATTGAACAAGCACATGTAATTGTTACATTAGATGGTGTTACTAAAACTGTAACTACAGATTACACATTTACAAATGCGTCAACGATTACTTTTACAACTGCACCTGCAACTGGTGTAATTATAAAATTTACTAGATCGTCTAACAGAACAACACGACTTGTAGATTACCAAGACGGGTCTACACTTACAGAAGCTACGCTTGACCAAGATGGAAACCAAAGTTTCTTTATGGCACAAGAAGCTATTGATGTTACAGAAAATTCATTAAATAAAAATGCACAAGATGTATTTGATGCTGAAAATAAAAGAATTGTAAATGTAGCTACACCTACGAGTGCAAATGATAGTGCAAACAAATCATATGTTGATGCAGTTGCAGGTTCAGCAACAGCGGCGGCGGCTTCACAAACAGCGGCGGCTAATAGTGCTACTGCGGCTCAAAATGCACAAGCGGCGGCAGAAGCGGCTTTAGATACTTTTGATGATGACTTTTTAGGAGCTAAATCAAGTGATCCTACTCTTGATAATGATGGTAATGCACTAACAGACGGAGCCCTGTACTATAACACTACTGACAATCGTATGAAAGTATACGATTTAGGTACAACAGCTTGGCTTTTTATTTCGCCTACTTCTACAGAGCAAACTAAAATTAATTCTGTTGCAAATAATATTAATGCGGTATCAACTGTATCTTCAAATCTTACAGATATAAATTCTTTTGAAAACAGTTACAAAATTTCAGCTAATGCACCAACTGGTGTAGTAGAAGGTACTCTTTGGTTCGACACAACTAATGATATAATGAAAGTGTATGATGGAAATGCTTTTCAAAATGCAGGTTCGTCAGTTAATGGTACTTCACAAAGAAATAAATTTATAGCAACAGCAGGTCAAACAGTATTTACAGGCAATGATGCTGATGGCGTGGCTTTGGCATACGACCCAAATTTCTTAGACACGTATTTAAATGGAGTTCGTATTATAAATGGCTCTGACTACACAGCTACAGATGGTTCAACAATTACATTAACCTCTGGTGCTAGTGCAGGAGACATATTATCAGTAGTTTCTTTTGGAACATTTTCTATTGCTTCATTTTCAGCAACTGCAATCACTTCAGATACTTTACCAGTAGCTAGAGGTGGTACAGGCAAAACAACTTCTGACCTTACAAGTAATCAAGGTAAAGCATTAGTTGTTAATTCAGCACAAAATGGATTTGATTTAGCGAATACTTCTTCAGCAGAAATTTATGGTTTTGAAATGTCTTTTAATCCATCAACAATAAATATTAATGTCACTGTTCAAAATGTTAATGGTGCAAATAAATATTTTATAGATGGTGTTCAACAAAAAACTTTAGAATTATTTGAGGGTAATACTTATGTATTTAGTTATCCCTCAGCACACCCTTTTGCGTTATCAACGACAAATGGGGGTAGCCACTCAGGGGGCAGTGAGTATACCACTGGGGTCACTAGAGACACGTCAGCAAATACTTTGACTTACGTTGTTCCTAGTTCAGCACCCACTCTTTATTACTACTGCACTTCGCATAGTGGAATGGGTGGACAGGCAAATACACCTGTACCTGCTAACAATAGCTTACAGGTCACAACAACAAACGGTGGAAACGATAGCATTTCAGCTAGTACATACGCTAACTTTGATGATGTCATTTACGCTTCAACAGGATTTAGTTGGTCATTAAATAGCAATGGTCACTTAATCGCAACAATCTAACGCATAACAAGGAGAAAATAATATGGCAACGATTGACTTGGGTAAGGTGGCTTTTACACATAAAGGCACTTACAACAATAGCACAACATACGAAGACAAAGATGTTGTTCAATTTACAGACGGAGATATTACTTCTACGTTTGTATACATTAACTCTACTTCAGCTTCAGGACAACAACCGTCCACTGGTGGTACTGTTAATACTTCGCATTGGTCTTTAATGGCTAAAGGACAACCACAAACTTTTAATGCTAATAGTTTAAAAAACGATGTAGCAACTCTAGCATTAAGACAAGCAACTAACGAAAACAAAACAAAGTACAACACAAACTCTATGTATGTAGACGTATTTCAAGACGCAACGGGTATAGCGTCTGGAACACAATATAGAAGAAGTGCTGAGGAATTTGTAGTTGCTGGATCACAAAGTGTGACTAACAACTTTGAAATAAACGATACTAACTATGCAACTTACTTTGGAACACAAGCCAACAGTAGTGCTACGCAAGGATTTGAAATTCAAAGAGCTAGTGGTACTCCAAATTTAGACAATGGAGGAACAAATCAATTACCATCATCTTTGGCAGCAGTTAACCACAATGGAATGGCTGGTGGAAGTTACAGCGATGTAATGGAAAGAAGTTTTCAAAATGGATATTTTGGAGGAGGTACTCCCGCTGTTCAATTCCATAGTGGTTATGGATATTGGTGGTGTTATAAATTCTTACCTGCTTACGATAGTGCTTTTGTTTGTAAAGAAGTAAGTATTGAATGGGCAAATGGTGCTTCGGGAGTAGATGATGGAGAATGCTTTGGTGCAACTGACTCAGGAACAATTAGCAGATTAAATGCTAGTAGATTTTTTGCAGGTGCACCTACTAATGGTCAAGTTTATACTCTAACAAACAACTCACAAAGTACATCTTTTCCAGTATTAGGTATTTGGTTTAGGTATCCTAACTCTAATAATAGTGGTGGTTTTGAACAACTTAAATTTAGAGGAGATATGACAATCGATACAGTGACTGCAACTGGTCACTTCATAACTTCAGCTGTGACAGCTCCTAGTACAATTTCAAAAATGGGTGCTGTTATCACTTATGACGATCATTCAGGAACAAACGCTTTAAATACTGACTTAGTTTGTCAGCTTTCAGCAGACGGTGGTTCAAACTATGCAACAGCAACACTAACACCTTTACCAAATTTTAGCTCAACAACTAAAATGGCAGTTGTTAATGATTTAGCTGTGACTGGTGGAACATCATTAAGTGCTAAAATATCTTTTGCTAATCAATCAGATGGTGTGAAAATCGCAAGAGTGCGTGGCGTTTCGTTAATGTATTAATAATCATAAATTCAAGGAGAGTTAAATGACAAAAGCTAGAGACATAGCTGATTTTAAATTTGAAAATATAGTTGATACTGGAACTACTGGTACAAAAGTTGCAACAGGAACAACAGCTCAACGTGGCTCTACGACTGGTCAATGGAGATTTAATACAACCACTGGATTTTTTGAGGGCAGAGGTGCTAGTGATTTTTTAACATTAGAACCTACACCCACAGTCACAAGTGTAGACGTGACTGAAGTTGAAAGTGCTTCTGGTGGTAATCAAACTTTTGTTATTACTGGTACTAATTTTACTGCTGGTGGAGTGATAGCTTTTGTAGGGTCTTCGGCTCAATTTAATGCTTCAACAACAACTTTTAATAATTCAACACAAGTCACAGCAGTTGCACCTAAAGTAAGTTTTTTAAATGCACAAGAACCATATAAAATTAAATTTTCTTCTGCTAGTGGAGTAGCAGGAGTTTCAGCGACAGGATTAATTAATGTAGACAACGCACCTAATTGGTCTACGTCAGCAGGAACTTTAGCTACAATCTTTGACAACGCAACAGGAACACACGCTACTTTATCAGCTTCCGACCCAGAGGGAGAAACAGTCACGTATTCTGAAACTGGTGGTACAAATATTACTGGTGCAGGATTATCGTTGAACAGTTCGACAGGTGTTATTTCTGGCGACCCAACAGATGTTTCAAATGCAACGACAGTTTCGTTTACTAGTAGAGCAACAGCAGGGTCAAAAAATACTGACAGAAGTTTCAATATTATCATCAATCCTACTTTAGATGGCACAACTTCAGGCAGAGCAAACACTTCAGCTTCAGCAATCAAAACTTTAACAGGCACAACAACAAATGGCTACTACTACATTCAAGCTAGTGGTATGGCAAACCCAGTTAGACTTTGGTGTGATATGAATACTGATGGTGGTGGCTATATGCGTTTCTGGTGGTTTAATACTTTAGAACAAGATGGTGGGTTAAGTGCTTCTTGGAATACAGGTACAAAATTTGGAACATCAGATATTTCTACAATTACACACACTCAAAATTATGGATATGGAAGAATACCAAGTGGAGTGACACCAACTAAATTAATGGTTAAAGGCACTTCGGCACAACAAACTTCTAGCAATCCAGTAAGTTATATTATCTTTACTTTTAATTCTGGCAATTCAACATCTAATGCTATGTTAGGAAGTATGCAAAATGGAACTACATATTCGTATTCGCCAAGAGATAATTTTCCACCTACATCAATTAGTTTAGATACTAACCCATACAATATTCAAAGTAGTGGAATGTGTGACCACTGGGGATATGGAACGAATGTTTATTCTGGTGGAGAAAGTACCTTTGACTTAAATGACGACACAGGAACAAGTAATACGTCTATTGGTGCAGGTAATGATGGTGGAAATCAGGGTACGGACTTTGTGACTGGTGGTGGCTATCGTTATAGAACAGGTGATTATTTGGCTCTTTATTGGAAATAATAATGCCTAGAAAAAAAATTACTGCCAAAGAGTTTGTTGAACAAGCAACAGGAGTAAGACTTTCTGCACACGAAAGAATTTGTGCTGAGAGAATGAAACACATTCAAGAAAGTATTAAAGAATTAAGTAAAGAAGTAAAATCGTTAAGAACTGAAGTCTCAAAAGGTAAAGGTGCAATTTCTGTACTGGTGTTTTTAGGTACTTTAATAGTTGGATTAGTAGGATTCTTTAAGTGGAATGCCTAAAAAGAAATCTAGTTTATTAAATAAAGAACCTCACGAAACCAAAAGCAAATTTAAAAAGACTTCTATATCAACGAACAAAAGTAAAATTAAATGGTCTTCTATGAACAAACACAAAAGAAGACAACATAAAAAATGATAAAAGTAACTTTATTTATGATTATGTGTTCAGCATCAGCTAATGAATGTATGCCTCCTTATCGACTTGCATTATTAAATAATCATTATGATTGTATGCAAAGAGGATATTCAGAGAGTGCTAAAAAAATAGAAGAAATAGGTCAAGAACAAATAAATGAACATTTAATTTATATAAAGTTTATTTGTAAACCAACAAAAATAACGGAGAGTTAAAATGACAAAAAGACGTGGACTATATGCAAATATAAATGCAAGGAAAAAAGCAGGTACTTCAAGACCAAAATCTAAAAGTACAATTAGCAAAAAAGCATATGCTAATATGAAAGCAGGTTTTCCTAAAAAGAAAAAATATGCGTAGTAGAAACTACAAAGCAGAATATCGAAAATATCAAAGTTCTACAAAGTCAAAATTAGATAGAGCATCTAGAAATAGAGCAAGAAGAAGATTAGCTCGTTTAGGTGCTGTATCAAAAGGTGACGGTCGAGACATAGATCATAGAAATAAAAATCCTAGAGATAACTCTATGTCAAATTTAAGAGTAACATCAAAAAAATTAAACAGAGGAAGATACAGAGTATCATAATATGTGGTTCAATTTATTATCAATGGGCATCAAGACTGGTGCAAAATTATATTCTGATAAACAAAAAACAAAAGAAGCTTTATCAGAAGCTAGACTACTTCACGCCGAGAAGATGAAACGAGGGGACATCGAGTACCAAGGAAAAGTATTTGAGAACCAGAAGGGAGACTGGAAGGACGAGTTCGTACTTTTGACGGTTAGCTCCCCTCTGTTTCTTTTAGCATATTCTGTGTTTGCAGAAGATGAAGAAATACAAAATAAAATAGATTTATATTTTGAAAAGCTACAACAGATGCCGTGGTGGCTAGTTTCATTGTGGATTAGTATAGTTGCGGCAATTTATGGAATAAAAGCTACAGATTTAGTAAAACGAAAATAGGAGATAATATGAAAGAGTTTAAAAGTAATATGCAACACTTATGGTTATTTCATAGAAAAACTGTATTAGTTGTAGGGGTGCTATTTGTTATTGCAGTAGTATTATAATAATGAAAACAATTATTAATTGGATTAAAAAATTTTGGGAAAAACAAGAAAAAGCAATAGAAGATTGTATGCCTATAGCTTTTCCTGAACCCGAAGAAATAAACAGAGATAACCTTTGTCCTACTTGTCATAAAGACTTTGGTTGTCAATGTGAGTAGTTATGAAAGTATCTGAAAACACATCAGTAGCTATGCCAATCAAAAATATGATTGGTATTATTATAGGAGTAGCTATGGGTATTTTTGCATACACAGAAATTACTGCAAGACTTACTTCACTTGAAACATCAAGAGAATTAATGACTGCTGATTTACTCAAAAAGTCAGAGCAGACAACCGTAGATAAAGAGCAATTTATCCTTATTGAAGATTTATATAAAACTACTGATGAACATACAGAGCAATTAAATAAAAATGTTCACAATCAAGTAATGCTACAACATTTAGAAAAACAATTAGAAAAAGCATTAAGTGATTTAGAAAAATTAAAAGATAAAGTTAGGGAGAACGGAAATGGAAATAGTCATTAGTCTATTAATGTTTCTGGGAGAACCTGCGGTATTAAAAGAACATTTATATATACAAGATCAACGAATGGCAACTTGCCTTAAAATGAAAAGAATTAGCGAAAGATCGTCAAATGCTAAATACCAATGTGCCAAAGTAAAAGCTACAGTTATTGTAGATGAATATTCTGGCGAGAAAAAAATTACTAGCATAACAAGTATGGACTAATGAGAAAAGAACACAAAAGCCCTACTGGTGGATTAACTGCAAAAGGTAGAGCATACTTTAAAGCCAAAGGTCATAATCTAAAAGCTCCCGTTACAGGAAAAGTAAAACGAGGATCAAAGGCGGCAAAAAGAAGAAAGAGTTTTTGTGCTCGTATGTCTGGAGTTAAAGGTGCTATGAAAGATAGCAAAGGAAGACCAACAAGAAAAGCATTAGCTTTAAGAAAATGGAGATGTTAAATTATGAGTAAAAAACTAAAAGCATTAAGTAAACAACAAATGAACACACTTAAAAAACATTCTGTTCATCATTCAACAAAACATATGAATTTTATGAAAGATCAGATGCGAAAAGGAAAATCATTCAAAGTCGCACACAGAATGGCTCAATCAAAAGTTGGAACGTAATATGAGTAAAGAAACAGAAAAAAAATTATCAGAACTGCACAGCAAACTAACTGATAAACTATTAGAAAAAATTAGAGACCCAGAAGTAAAAGCTTCTGATCTTAATGTTGCTAGGCAGTTTTTAAAGGATAATAACATAGATTGTGTACCTACCGAGAACAACTCTATGGCGAAACTTGCAGAGGAGCTCCCATTTAAGCTCTCTGATGTAATACAAGGTAAAGGAGACATAAAGCAATAAACGCTTATATACACGCCTCTAGTGGCGTTTAAAGGGTATATTATGAAAGAGATAACCCAAGATTTCAGGAACTTCCTGTATATCGCTTGGAAACATTTAAATCTTCCAAGCCCAACAAAAGTGCAATTTGATATTGCCGACTATTTACAGAATGCACCAAGACGAGCAGTTATACAAGCCTTTCGAGGTGTAGGTAAGTCTTGGATATGTAGTGCCTTTGTATGTTGGAACTTGTTGAAAAACCCCGACTTAAAATTTCTCGTGGTATCAGCAAGTAAAACAAGAGCAGATGATTTCAGTACATTTACAAAAAGACTAATAACTGAAATGGACATACTAAAGCACTTAACACCAAGATCAGACCAAAGGGGAAGTAATGTATCCTTTGATGTTGCCCCTGCAAAAGCGGCACACTCTCCATCTGTTAAGTCCGTAGGAATCACAGGACAACTAACAGGTAGTAGAGCAGATTATATTATTTCTGATGACTGCGAAAGTTTAAACAATAGTTTAACTCAAAGTATGAGAGATAAACTTACAGATAACGTTAAAGAGTTTGAAGCTGTGTTATCTCCTAGTGGTAAGATTATATTTTTAGGTACACCACAATCAGATATGTCAGTTTATAATGACTTACCGACTAGAGGATATGAAACTAGAATATGGACAGCTAGAAATCCTGAAGCAACAAAAGCATACAGATATGAAAACAAACTAGCACCTTTTATTAAAGAAGGTAAGTTTGGAGAACTAGAACCTATTGATCCCGAAAGGTTTGATGATTTAGAGCTCAAAGAAAGAGAAGCAAGTTATGGACGAAGTGGCTTTGCCCTTCAGTTTATGCTTGATACTACTTTATCAGATAAAGAAAGATACCCACTTAAATTAAGTGATTTAGTAGTAATGGACATTAATAATGATATAGCTCCCGTCAAGTTAGCTTGGGCGGGTAGTCCCGAATACATTTGTGAAGATTTGCCAAGCGTAGGTTTTACAGGAGATAAGTATTATAGACCTATGTTTAAATCCGAAGACTTTGGAAATTACAAAGGTTCTGTAATGTCTATTGATCCTGCGGGTCGTGGTCAAGATGAATTGGCGATTGCCATAGTCAAACAGCTAGGTGGTAATCTATTTGTGCAGAACTGCACGGGGTTAAGTGGTGGGTATACAGAAAGCAATCTAACAAAGATTGCAACACTAGCTAGAGACACTAAAGTTAATATGATTATCGTTGAGAGTAACTTTGGTGATGGTATGTTTACACAACTATTAAAACCTGTAGTCCAAAGGTATTATCCTGTGACTATAGAAGAAGTTAATCATACTAAACAAAAGGAACTTCGTATCATTGATACGTTAGAACCTGTGATGAACCAACATAGGTTGGTTGTTAGTCCGCAGTTAATACGTCAAGATTTTGACACAACTGACCCTAACTACCAATTATTCTATCAGTTAACTAGGATAACAAAAGATAGAGGATCATTAAGAAATGATGACCGACTTGATGCTCTTGCAATTGCTGTTGCCTATTGGGTAGAACAAATGTCTATAGACAGCGAGAACCAACTTCAAGATCATAGAGAACAATTATTAAAGCAAGACTTGGAGAAGTTTCTAGAAGGAACTTTTGGACATAGCCAAACAAAAGACCGATGGATTTAAAGACAAGCACGGGCTAATACAACTACTACGATTACTCTGATTAGTATTAACTATAGTATTATATCTATAGTATTAGTTGTAGTATTATATCTATTAGATAATATCATAGTGTTATCTCATTAGGTACACGCTGGACAACTAGATTTAGTAGTGCAGGTAGTCCTGACTACCACATTTTGCATAGATTAAGCTAAAAGCTAGTATTGGCGTAGGTGGTTAACGACCGAAACAACTCGGGTGTTGCACAATTACAACATCTTGTCAACTCATTTTGTTTTGTTGAAAAAATCTGAAAGGGTATCTTGTTATCGTTCACTATCGAAAAACCCCCGTACACGTCTAGGTTGCATTTTAAAAAGACAAAATTAAAAAGCTACAAACCACAACAAACAATAATAAGGATATACAATCCGTTTTATCTAAAATTATAACGGCTTGTTTTTTTTGTGGGTGGTTTCTTTAAGTGACGGGGTGTATCTGTTTTTTTTGTTTGTGAAAAATCTTAAACCAGAACGGACAGAAAAATTTTAATTAACTCGTTATGACTTGTTATAAACTTTGGACATCTACAACAAGTCATAAGATTAACAGGTGTTAACCTGTGGTTATGTTTGGTTTTGTTTCCGTTGTTTCCGTTGAACTTTTAACGGGTTGATTTGAGTTTTTATCTACGTCTTGATGGTAGCCCTCATCAACAAACGGGAACGATAATTGAACGGGTTGTTTTGACTTCTTTTTCAATGGTCTAACTCGTTCTGTTATTGTGTAGGTTATTGTCTTTTTACGGACATAACCTTTTTCTTTTAAAGTTAATGGTTTTGACTTGTTATCCATTATTGACCCCACTTTCTGTTTTTGGTTGTTGTTGATTTAAAGAACTCGGGATATTTGCCCTCGTTCTAATTGCCCGAACACGTCTAAATCTTAACGGCTCGGATAGTTTTAAAGTAGGTACATTAAAAGAAATATTATTAAATCTTTTTTTGTATCTAACGTTAAAACTTTCCACTTTACGAAACAACTTATTGTTATTTGTGTTTCTAAAATGAAACTGATTTAACACGGGATAATCACCTCTGTTTTTACTTACCCATAAAATAAACTTTTTATAGTTTAAATCGGAATAGCTTAACGAGTTTGAACGTGCATAAGTAGTTAACCCGTGAACAAATTCTAAATATCTATACATTGTTGTCGCTGAAATATTGCCCTTGAATAATCTAAATTCTAAAGTTTTTTCATTAGAGTTATTTAATATTTCGTATCTGTCGGTAATTGCCCTTGTATAGAACTTTAATTTTTTACCAAAAACAACACGGGCATAACTCGTATCATTTTGTAAATCACGTCCCGAAATCTCACAAAGATATTTAAAATTTGGCTCATAATTTAAAAACGTACCAATCAAACCTTGCTGAAATGGTGTTAATAAATGTTTTGGAATATGAACGTGAACACCCGTTTTTTTGTCTTTATAACTATACAAATAATCTTTTACGTTTTTTTCAAACTTAAACCAATAATCAGTTTGTTTTGCATAATCTAAAGTCATTGGGACAATATTTAATTCCAATCCGTTTTGACCTAACGAGCCGTCACTTTTACAAATAGCCGTCCCCGATAAAATATCTTCCTCTAATCTTTTAACAATATTTCGGGGACATCTATTAGATTTATTTACCTCTAATTCTACACCTAAATAAAGATTTTTGTTTTTATCTTTTTCATACGGCATTTGTGCAAAAGGTAATTTTTCAACTACCTTGAAACTATACTCACGTAATCGGTTATTGTTTGTTGTTAGATTTACACTCGGAAATTGTTCTTTTGTTTTAAAATCTAAATTAAAAACAATAGTCTTTTTAGAACTCATATACTCGGCTTTTATATATCGTTCTTGTAAATCTTTACTATCATAACCCAAATTAGAATTATAATTATTCCGTGCATAGTAATTTGAAATAAATAACTCGTTATGATTATGTAAATAAAACGAATTAAATGCTAAATTATATTTTGACATAACCGAAACTAGATTATCAATCGGTACATCTCGATAAAAAGAACTCACGTTTCCAAACCTATAAAACAAACCCGTTATAGAACATTGGAATATTTTATTTTTTTCAATTAAATCCCAATCTAAATAATCAAGTAAGTTTTGAAATGCTTTTATTGTGTTTTGATAAACTCGTTTAAACACAGAATTATAACGGCATTTTTTGGCTACATAATTACCGAAATTTTGAATTAATGCCGTTTGATTATCCACTCTATTATACAAACCAAAAAAATCTAAATGTAGTCTATGGTTTATTGTTTGAGTTTCCAAACCGAAATAATCTCGTAAGTGTATCCATATATTTGATTTAACACTAGAGTTTAAAACGTTATCTGTTCTTAATTCATAATAAATATTTTTAATAAAACTATTGATTAAAATAGTATTTATATATTTATCTAAATTAATAAAAAATAAACTCGTTTCATCATTAAAAGTTTGTTTTGTTAAATCTGTATTTTCTAAATTAACATTTTTGATTTTATCATAATCCATATTGTTAAATGAAATTTGATTTAATATCTGTTCCGTTGTTGATAAATCAAACGAGTTAAATTGTTTCCAAATTGAAACTTGTTTTTTCTCTCGAAATTTTTTTAACGTGTTAAATATATTTGAACTCGTTAACAAGTTATCAAATTGTTTGAATTGATATACTTTTCTTTTTTTTCTATTTGGCATTGTTGACCCCTTTTTTTGTTGTTGTTGTATTTCCGTATGGTTTTGTGTCATCAAAATAATTTTGAGTTTTTGTTTCATCAAAATATAACTCGCAATCTTTTTCATCTGTTAAATCATAACCCGAATATGTTGCTAAAATATAATCAGCAATTAACTCGGGACGTTCATCACAAAGTAATTTAATTTCGTCTTTATCCATTGTTTGAACTAACCCGTTTAAGTCGCTTAAATCTTTTGGTGTTGTTGTATCCGAATTATGCTCGTTCCAAAACTCACTATCATAAACGGGTTTTTGTTGAACTGA